AGCCACCCACCTCTTCAGCAATAGCCGTGACCTCTTTAACAGTCTTTTGGGCTGCGGCAACAGTTCCCTTGACCTCTTTATAGAGTTCACAGCCTTTGCGAATAGCTGCGACACAGCCATTTGCCATCGCCAGAAGGGTGAGAGGATCAATCTTGCGCCCCTTTTATCCAACAATCTTTGCTACATAGTCTTGAGTTTCTTTAAAGTTAGGAATTTTATTTCCTGCTTTAATCACATTTCCAGGGCCAGCGTTGTATGCGGCAGTTGCCAACTTAACATCGTTGTTAAAAAACTTTAGCATTTTGGCCCAATACCTTACTCCACCACGAACATTTTGATCCAAGTCATTTGGATTTACGCCAAGTTCTTGTGCGGTTGCTGGCATAAGCTGCATAACTCCAATGGCTCCTTTGGGAGAAATTGCACCTTGTTTGTATTCAGACTCTTGTTTTGCAAGTTTTATAAGCAATTCAATGTGTTCTGGTATTCCTAATTTTGATGCTTCATCTTCAATGAGTGATGAAACACGCTCTTTTTGCGGAACATTTAACTGAAGTTTTTTGAGTTCCTCAAACTCATCAGGACTCAATTCTTGTGCTGGCCCTTGGAGTTGTGTTGGTTCTTGAGTTTGCTGTACAGGCTGAGTGGCCTCTGGCAAGGCCATTCCTTCTGTTTGTTGCTCAAATCCAACATCTACCCCATTGTTTATCAATGTCTGTTTTAATGCTCCAAGTGCCGTGTCAATGTTTTTGGCATTCCCAGAAGCAATAGCTGCCTTTGCCTTGTTTAAATTAACAAGCAAATCTCTACTTGCCTCTGGATTAGTTAGTACATTTACAAAAGCTGCATTTTCTATTCGTTCTTTTCTTGCTTTTAGCTTACCAACAAGCATTGACAAGCCAATGTAACCAACAGACAAAAATGGAGAAATAAATCCAAGACCTCCAGCTACCGCAGCTTGACCAGTTAATCCTTTGTAATTGATAATTTTTTCACCAGGACTAACATTTAATTTTGTGTCAAGAAGGTCAATTCCTTTGAGAATCATGCTCAGGTTATCTGCCTGTTTTCCAGTAAACGCTTTATCAAACAAAGCCTTGTTTTTAGATACAAACTCAGATGGATTTGATTGCTTTTGGGCAGCGTCAATCATGGCTCTTTGAATGCCAGAAGTTTCTGCACCAGTTTTGTCTTTTTCTGATGCTCTAAGCAACTTTGTTAACATATCTGGTTTAGCAAACGCACCAGATTCATTGGTATTGAACACATCTTCAAGGCGAGTTTTCTTCAAAAGTTGTGCAGTTGCCGCATCAGCTATGTCAGCTTTACGCAGTTCTGCCGCACCTTTTGACTCAACATAAGATTGAATCCTGTTCTGCAAATTTACAAAAGAATTACGAGCAGATGGAACAAAATTAAACGCATCAGTGTTTGATGAAATAAATGAATTTAATTTATCTGGTTTGATAGACCCATCAGCGTTCATTACGCTGTCTGTTTTCATAAACTTTTGAATCAAAGCCTCTGTAACAGCTTGTTGTGCCAATGGACTATTGTCATTAAGACGAATAAAGTCATTGATGTACTCTGGTTTAGAGATTAACTTTGCAGCAACATCAGAATCTTGTATTGATTCGCCAAAGCGGTTTCTTTTACCAAGTTGCCCACCAAAGCCTTCATAGAACAATCCCATGAAATCAGAGCCATATTTTGCTTTGGTCTCTTTATACATAACGCCAAATTTCCCTGGCAATGTTGACAATCCATTGTCTAGTGCTGTTTTTGCAGCCTTGACTTGGTTTAACATTACACGAGCATCTGCATTCCCCATTGAGGCTGCTGTATAGATGCTGGAATACTCTCTATTTATGGCATTTGAGTAGTCATGCAAAATGCTGAATGGGACGGCATCATAAGTTACGGCTCCATCTTCTGCTTTATTGATGTATCCATTTAACTCACGAATGGCTTTTTGAGTAACTGGATCGAATGACTCAAATACACTGACTGGAATTTTTGTTGTTGCCTCATACAAAGATTTAACATTGTCAGGAGACATAGATATTTTTTTATTGTCGCCCTCATCTTTGATATTTGTAAAGATTCCATCCCAATATTTTTTCTTGTTAACTTTTATTAAATCTCGTAATTCTCTTGCAGATGCACCTAATTCAAGCGGAGATTGACCACCCATTTCTTTGAATTTGGCAGTTTGTTTTGTTAAGGCATCTTCTTGTGCAGATATAACACTTTGCTCAATGTATGATTTTTTGGCAATGTCTTTTCCAAGAGTATCTAAAACATTGTCAGAAGCTGGGAAAGCAGAGTTTAGTTTTGCGGTAAAAGCCTTTTCTGTTGCAGTTCTATTAGAACGCAAAGTCACAATTGAATCTACATTATTTTTTGCGGCAAGATTTGCCTTGTCAATTACAGCAATTTCTTTTGTTATCTCAGCTAAATTTGGATTGAAGTCTGAGCCATAGAACTTTTTGAGTTGAGCAACTTCATTAAATGTATTGGCAATATCATTGTTTGTTGCAATAAGTTCTGCAATTGGCTTTGGAATTGACTGTTTCAATGGAGAAACAATGTCCTTTATGGCTATTACTGGTTGAGTAACGACTTCTCCAATGGCTCTAGCAGCTCTTCCTGCGCCATAAATACCAGCACTTAAAACGCCACCTGTTGCCGCTTCTTCTGCGGCCTGTTCAACATCTAAATCACTTTGTCCAAATGTCCTTGCTCCTGCGGTTACGCCACCAGCTAATGCACCTCCTCCAGCAGTTCTAGCAATGTTAGACACTAATCCAGCACCACGAACAGGAACGCCAACTCCACCTAACAATAACTGAGCAGGGTCTGCCATACTAGATACAATTTGCGAACCAAATAATTTAGGTTCTGCAACGGCATATCTTGCAACATTTGCTATGTTTTGAGAAACCCGTGGTATAAATCCAGTTTCCCTGCCTTCCATTTGAGCAATTTCTTGCTCTATTTGTTTTTCTCTTTCAGCGGTTCTTTGTTGAGCATCATAGTATTGTTGTGCTTCTTCCGATAAAACACCTGTACGCCTTAAAATACCAGTAGCTAAATTTTGACCAATAGTTCCCTGACCATCACCAAGGCCAAATAAAGTTTCCTTTGCTTTTCTACCTGTAAAACTTAAAAACCCTTCTTTTTCTAATGCTGCTTTTTCTCTAGCTTGTGCTTGTTGTGCTTCTGCGGCTCGTTGTGCGGCAATATATTGAAGTGGATTAGTTATTCCAGTTAAATAAGAGCCACGACCACCGCCCGCACTTCTTGGGGCAATTACTGGTTCAACAGGGGGTTGAGACCCGCCAATTAAAGATTGAAGTTCTTCAAATTCTTGTTCTGAAAGTGCCATTTTTAATCCTTAGTTAGACAAACCAAGTGCTCTACGCTGTTCTGGAGAGGCCTTGTTTAATAACTCTTGTTCTCTACTTATCCCAGTACCGGCTTTTTTTTCAACTCTTGTTTTTTTCTTTTCAAGTTGAGCAAGTAGTCTGTTATATGTGGTTTCAACACGATTAAGGTCTTGTGTAAATGTTGCAGATCCTGGATCAAGAGCCGCAATTGAATTTTGCAATGATTCAAACTCTTTAACAGTAGTAGCACCAAGTCCAGATGCTCCAGTTTTACTTGAATCTTTAAGTGCCTGAAGTTGAGCAAAAGCAAGATTTGATTTAATTGTATTTATATTGTTTGCAACTGATCTTGCATCTGTAAGTGGCAAAGATTGCAAAAGAGTTCCATATCCAGTTGAAAATGGACTAATCAAATCTTTTGTTTCTTTAATTAAACTTATAACATCTTTTGTTTTGCTTGTAAGTTCACCCAAAGATTCTGCTTGAGAAATTGTTGCCTCTTGAGAAGCAGGTGTTTGAATAGTACCTGCTCTACCTCCACTAGCACCACCTTCTAATTTAGAAAGTCCAAGTTTTTTTGCAACATTTGGAGCAGCCAAATTAATATCAAGAGGTTCTATTGTTGTCAATTCGCCAGTTGTAGTATCACGAAATATTTTTGGTTTAATTTCTGTGGCAATTTGAAATCGCAATTGAGCCAATTCAGCAGGAGTTAATTCCTCATTTTTTGATAATTTAACTTCTGCGTCAGAAATGAATTTTCTGTTTCGTTCAGATGCGGTAGTGGCGGTTTTTGACAAGCCAATTGCTTGAGCATAAGTTGTTTCATTTGATGCAATGGCTTCTGCCTCGTCAACTGTTTTTGCAATTCCATTATCCATTAGTTGTTGCATACGAGAACGAGTTGTACTTAATTTTTTCAATCCAGATTGTTTTCTTTCTTCCTCTAGTGACCTATATGCACCAGTTTGTGCTTCTTGCAATGATTGTTTTGATTCTTCAGAACGAACTTTTCTCAATTCTGAAACAATGCCCAATGCACCCTGAGTATCGCCAGCTTGCTGTAGCGCATTTGCATATTGAGCTAACCCATCTGGATCAGTCAAATCAAACTGTTTTGCCAGTGAATTCCGTATGCTAATCAGACGCATCTGAGGGTCTTCTGCACCCATCAAACCAGCAAACCCACCAGCGGCACGACCAGCACCAGCTTGGATAGCGGCATTTGCATATTGCATAGGGTCAAGTTGTGCCATAGCAATAGCATCTTTCAACCCCTGACGATTGCGCTCTTCCTGATACATCTCAGGACTAACACCAAACAAACTTCCAACAATATCTGTTGCCATGATTATTCCTTAGAAATTAGCGTTTACATCATTCTGACGATCTTCTAACCCATAATTTGGGAGACCGCCACTGAATAATCCCAACAAATCTGGAAGAGCATTACCAGTAAATTGACCCAAGGCATTGCCAAACTGAGTGTTTCCACCAGCACCAACCAATGCCCTCGACAACGGGTTGAACTGCATAGAAGGAAGTCTAGCAGCAGCAGCCGCAGTGGTTCCTCTGATTCCAAGTTCACCAGCCCTTGCTCCAGATGCAGAACTCAATTGAGCCAACTGTTGACTCAACGACAAAGGTTGTTGTCCAAGTTGCTCAAGTGATGAACCAACACCAATACCAGTGCTGAATGGTGCATAAGCACCTGTCAAGCCCTGACCATAAGCACCAAGCAAGTTAGCACCAGTACCCATCAAGCCAGCACCAAACTGAACTTGTTGTTGACCAGCTTGCTGTGCGCCAGCAGCCAATTGAGCATCTTGTTGAGCCAAAGCGTTGTAGTAGGCTTCCATCTCAGGAGATGCCGCCCGTAGACCTTGACCACCACCTGGGCGCATACCCGTGCCACCAACAGACAACCCACCACGACCAGTGTTAAACAGTTGGGTTTGTAGTTGAGCCAATTGACGCTCACGGCTAGGAGCAAGCAAGTCTTGCTGTTTAGCCATGTAATCAGCAGCAACCTGTTGAGGAGACTGAGCCAGATACTGTTGACCCAAGCCAAACAAGCCCTGTGCGCCAGCAGTCAACGGAGCATACCGACCACCAGCTTGTTCTGCCTCAGTCAAGCCTTGACCAGTTAAGGCCATAACTCGATCTTGCATCGCCTTGAGTTCTGGGGTTAACTGATAACCAGCACTTGTCAATTGACCAGTTGTAGGATCAACTTGGAATTGGCTTGTGCCAAACCTTGTGGTTGTTCCAACGGGTCTGAACTGAGAGCCGCCAACAGCTTGACCAGTTGCCCCAGAAATCATTCTGGCTTGTTCTTCAGCAGCTTTAGCCGCAGTTTCTCCAGCCAAAATACCACCAACGCCACCAACAGCGCCACCTAAAAGTGATCCTAATGCCTGTTGTTGAGCTGTTCTTTGTGCGGTGGTTAGAGGTCTTGCGCCAGCACCACCAGCAGTGCCACTAAGCAATCTTCGCAGTTGATCTACAGTTAGGTTTCCATACATGGCTGGGTTTTGATTTGTCCCAAGACCACCAGCACCACCTGTTGGATCATCGTAAAACTGTGTATTACTACTATTCATCATGCCTGTTGGATCAGTTGCATAATCAAGTGGAGTTCCTTGATAATTGTAAAGTTGATTGTAAAAATCATCTTTTGTTCCATAATATTGACCAGCCCCGCCTGTTGGGTCATCATAGGTTGCCATATTTCCTCCAGTATTTCCAGTAATCGGTGTTTGTGGTGTTGGTGTGGGTATATCAAACCCAGATGTGTCTGAAATGTCTTGTGTGGTGTCAAATGCAGTTGTGCTTGGTGGAATTGATGATGTAAGGTCATCAACTTTTATGTTGGAAACACCACGAATCAATGCTTGCTCACCAGTTTGACCAGCAAGTAATCCAGCAGTAGTTCCAGCAGCTACTTGTCCAGCAACAGCAGAGCCAGTTCCTTGTGCAACAGTTCCACCAGCAAGACCAGCACCAGAACTGATAATTCCAGACTTAACAGCTTCTTCAGGAGGCTTTCCAGCTAAAAGATTGGTTGATGTACTAGAGACAAAATTATTTATTGCACCAGGGTCACCAACAAGATAGCTTCCAACAGCACCACCAGCAGCACCAATAACACCAGCTTTTAACGCTTCTTCTGGAGACTTGCCCTGTGCAACTTGTAGGGCGGCATTTGCCACACCAGTACCAACTGCCGTAGCTACAGCCGCAGATGTTGCCGCTGGAAGCAAACCAGCAGTTATCATCTGTTGACCAATAGCTGAACCAACGCCTGGGGCCGCAACACTCAATGCAATAGCGGCAATCACTGGTGCGTTTTGAGAAAGACCTAAATCTTTGTCTGCTTGAGCAAGACCTTTACTGATCGCTGTAAAAGGATCATTACTAGACAAAAAATTACTAAGTCCACCAAAAAAGCCACCACCTTGTTGTGCTCTTATTCTTTGAGTTGTTGCGTCAGATTCCGCTTGTTTGGTTGCGTGTTCTGTATATCTAGTTTGAATTGTGTCTAAAGGAACATTGTTTTGCTTTAGGTAATTAATTTGTTTGGTCAATAAAACAGGGTCAGCTTGATTAACTGCGCTACGCACACCACTACGCATAGCCGTTAACACATACTCTGTTGGATTAGTTGACGCTTCTTTTATATTTTGTTTAAGAAGATCACTTACCGCAGGGCCAAAACTTTCAGCATCAGATTGCCTTCTAATTAAATTTAATCCTTGTTCAATTTCATCGTCAAATCCAGGTATTGAAGATAATTGTTTTACAGTTCCAAGATCATCTGGAAAATATCTTTGTAAAGTATCAAGTGTGTCTTCAGATAATGCCATGTCACACTCCCAATGCCAAAAGAACCTGCAAGCACTTGCAAGTTACATTGAGATTGTTTTGTACTGCGCTCATTAAACAGTGCCGTTAGCCACAATGTTGCCCAACACAGTCAGGTTGCCAGAACTGTCAATCTTCATCACATCAGTTCCTGAATGACGAATAAGCAGATTAACACCACTCTCAACAAAGCTGAAGTTGGTGAAGGTTCCATCTATCTTGGTTGCAATGGCAGTCTGAATGTTGGTGAACTCAGTATCAATCTCAGTTCCCTTGACAACTTTTCCTGCATTTCCTGGCGACAAAGCATCTTTAGCCGCAAAGTTGGTGGTTTTGGTGTAATTTGCCATGTTTCTTCCTTAAACCAGTTTGCCATTCTTGGCTTGAATTTCAATCTTTTGAATGCTCACGGGATACCCATTGATCTGCACTTCATAACCCGTCTGCACAGTCTTGCCAGAACCTGATGTTTGACCAACCAAAGTCTGCAAAGTAATGCCATCTGAATAGAAGGCAACAGGTGAGCCATTCGCCCCATACTCAGCAGTCCCATATTCAGCAACAGTAGACTGAGGAATTTGCAGTGTGGTTGCGTAATACTGACCAGTGAAGTCATATCCCCACTTGAGAATAAAGCCTTGGTTTGAGCCACCAATCACCACCACAGCAATGCGCTTCAGGATGGATGTGACATTGGGCGCACCCAGGTCAGCATAGGTGGTGAAATACTGCAATCGATATGTGCTTGCATGGTCAAGATAGGTTCCATACTTACCCACATAGCCATTCTTACCAATCAACAAGTCTCCATTGCGTTTAGCAAGAAAAGCAGTTGGCGTGATGGAATCCCACACAGTTACCCGTGAAGAACCATCTTGCAAAGCCGCCTTGGTGTCAAAGCAGTAGGTCTGGGTTGCAACTGGGAAGTTAATCAGGTAGAAAGCATTTGACTCTGAATAGACTGCCTTGATGTTTGCCAATGTCTCAGCATTCACAATCGTCATCAAGTCATCACGCACATTCTTAGACAAGTCCCGCAAAGGAGCAGACTTCTCCTGAATGGTTCTGAGCAATGAGCGCACACCACTGTTTGACAAGAAAACCACATCACTGCCTGTGTTGGCAATAGAGTCCCTTGCAATGCAACCAATGTTGCTTATGGTGTCACTCAGAGATAGGCTTGATGGGGTAGTTGCATTTGCATAAATCAAGACTTGACGCTTGCCAAAGATAAACAAGAATCCATTGTGAGCCGCTAATCCTGTGATCTCATCAGACCCATTGGGCCATACCCGTGAGATGTCCAAAGAACCAGCAGTTCCTGTTGACCAGATGTGCCCTGCCAGCAAGTCAGAGAAATAGACAGTTACAGTGTCAGCAGTGCTACTAGCAGTCCACAAGCGACCATAGGCAGAGATAACAATGTTGGTTTGTGGAGCAGTCGCAACATAACCACTTTTCTCGCTCACACGCCTGTATGTGGTGGTACTTACAGCAGGGTCATAGATCAGCGGGTCATAACCTGACTGAAAGAAATATGTGATTCCATTTAAAGAAGCACAATGCCAGTTGCTTGCGGTAATGGTGGGGCCAGTACCTCCCCCCCCATAGGTCAACTCAACAACACTCGCACCACTCAGTTTAAACAGCTTGTTGTTTCCAGCAAACAGAACAGTCAAGGTTCCATCAGTCTGCACTAACTCATGGATGACTGTTACATTATTTGCACCAAGGTTGCCAGAGGATGTGTTAACCCTTGAAAAGCCTTTACGAGAGCCAATGCGCCCGTACTGGTCAATCACGCAGTTTGTTGCAATCGCAGCGTATCCAGCCGCTAAATCAAGCGGAGAGTCCTGTGTGTTCAACCCAAAGAAGCCTGGGGCTGAGACAGAGAAAGTCTGGATTTGTTGGCTCATGTTGATACAAATTGCTGATTTTCTGGATACCGATTTGCCTCTAAAGCAATGTAGTCAGATAGCATGGATCGGAACAATGTGTATGCCTCTGATGAAGACAATCCACCATCTTCACCACGCTCAACCAATGCCCTGGCATAAGCACCTTGAGCAACAACTACATCAGGCACAAGAACAACAGTGCTGTCAGATGCCAAAGTTGCCTGGGGTATTGTTAGACTGAATTTCAATGTGTATACGCCATCAGGAATTGGGAACAAACTGACTTTGGTGTTGTAAGAGCCATCTATGCCATCAAAGGTAAATTCTGTAGGAATTGAGTTGACCAAGGGCAAAAAGTTCTGTTTGCGGTTCATGTCCACAAATGTGATGTTAGTCAAACCAACATTACTGGTTGTGTTGATGGCATCCATCACCTGAAACTTTTGACCAGCACCAGTGAGTGAATATGATGGGGTTGAAGCCACAGTAGTCACAGTGATGGTCTGCCCCAAAGAATTCCAACCAAAAGAATCTTCTACTTGACGTTTTGCATCGTTTACAAACTTTGCAACCAAAGTGGAATAGGTGGTTTCGTTGTAAGTGGTTACAACAGGCTCACGCAAGCGGATCAACACATCGTTGACAAGTTCTAGTAGTGTCATGCTCTTGCCAACCCTTCTTGTTCAAATGTGGCTATAAAACTGAATGTGCTTCCTGCCTGAGTAGTTATTTTTATCTTGTCATCTTCTTCTAAAACAATGTAGGCATTGCCATCAAACTGCAAATATTGTTTTGATGTGAAATCGTAACTAGTCAATATATCAAGTGTTGTACTAGCGCTTGCATCAAACCACTGAACAGTTATATGCTTGGTAGACTCACCTGTATTGTGTATATACATTACAGTGAATTTGGCGTAATAGCCCTTTGGACAGGTATAGACTGTTGTGTCTACTGCCGCTGTAGGACTAAAACCAACTGATAATGCTCTCATTTCGCCTTTGCCTTGTTCCTTGCGGATATAGCTTTAGCTTTTGCCTTTGCGTCAGCCTTGGAGTTTGCACCCCATGCCTTTAGCGAAAGAAGCAGTCTCGTTGGTTCACCATTCTTGAACTCAGGGCCATCATTGCCAGCCATTCGAGCCAAGAAACTTGCTCTGCGAGGGTTGTCCCCCGACTTTACTGGTGCTTTGAGATTGCCACCAGTTTCTGCATTATAAGATGCTCTCCCCTTGGCATTCAACCCACCTTTTGGATTTTGCCCAGCTTTTGTTTGCCAAACAGGAGATTTCATCTACTTCACCTTTTTAACCTTCTTTGCAGTCTTTGCAGCTTGTTTAAAGTCAGCAGCAGTAGGTGCGGCCTTAGACCCCACCTTGTTCATCTTTTCGCCAGAACCAGCTTTTATCCTGGCTTGTTTTGCGTGGATGTTGGCATAAAGTCCAGTTTTCATTTCATCTTCTTCTTGGGTTTAGTCATGCCAGCTTCAGACAAAGCAATGGCAATTGCTTGCTTACGGGAAGTCACTTCTGGCCCCTTTTTAGACCCAGAATGCAGACTGCCAGTCTTGTATTCGTGCATGACTTTCCCAACTTTTTTAGCCGCTTTGGTCATTTTCATAGCATTTCCTTAGTAGACAATCTTAGCCGTGATGGTTCCAGTGACATAAACAGTGCAGTTAGCCCGTAGATATGTCGGTGCATTTGCAATGGTTACGATGCCATTAGCCGTCAATGCCGTACCAATTGTTGACCAATTCGTACCATCTAAGCTACCTTGCAAGGCTACAGTTGCACTGGTAATACCAGAAACTTGCAGGAATGCAGGTTGACCAGCATCTGCCTGAACTGCTTGAGATGCGCCAGTTGCAGTAACTGCGCTCAAAAGGGTGATGGGAGTTGTTAATGATGCCATTATTTACCTCTAGTTGATTTCTTCATCATGTTGGTAGCAGTACGCTGACCCTTTTTAGGGAGCATCTTAGGTTTCCCAACTGCAACCATAAAGGTAATAGATGGTTCGCCACGCTTTCTAGCGCCTTTTACAGCTTCATTTGCGTCTTTATATGTTTGTGTCTTTTTCATGGTTTTTCCTTGGTTATTGGCCCACCAGACTTCCAGGCATCACAGGTGCGGGCCGCTGCACAGGTGAATTGAAACAGATCACAGTATCCCAGGTTAGCCGCCTTGACAAAGTTCTCGTCATAGGACAACTCACCCTCATTTTCATCCTTTTCCAGACCAGATTTGATGCACTCCATCATCTTTGGAGTCTGAATAAAAGCGGCACAGTTCCCACATCTCATGCCCTTGATGACAGAGGTAGGAGCGTTATACATCTTGGCCTTTTTCAACCAGAAAGCATCATTTGCTTCATCAGGGTTGGGTGGGCCATAACCAAACTCTTTGAATGCGTTATTCCTGTTTTTCAGGTTAACAGTTATATCCTGAGTGGCAATAGGGCACGACACTCCTGAGAGCAAGCCTTTCATTTGAACAGCCTCTCACCAACATAGGTAAGTATGCCGCCAACAGTGGATGCAATGGTCATTCCCATCCAGAATCCACCTTTACTCTTGTTTGCCAACTCAAGCAAAGCCTTCACATCTTTGCTCAAAGAGTGAACTTCTGTCTGGAGAGCCTCAACTTGAGCCTCCAGTCTTCCAAAATCTCTAGCGTCTATATCAGACATTTGCAACTTTCCTTGGGCGACCCATGCGCCGTACAACTGGCGGCATGAAGGGAGTATCTGTCCTCACTTCATCAGGAATGTCAGACACTTCTTGTTCATCAATACGAACATAACCCTGATGACCCTTCATTGAGTCAATGTCATGTTGCAAGGTAAAACTCACTGTGTTACCAGATTGAAGACAACGAAAAGTAGCCATTTGAACCCTTAAATAAGAAAGGGGGGACTAGCCCCCCAATCTTTAAGACAAAGCCCTAGCAGCCACAAGACGAATCTTGCAGGATGCCAAGTCTACAGTGCTACCAGATTCGTTTTGGACACGAATGCTAATAACATTTGCAGCAGAGATATAAGCAGTTACGCTCATACCAACTTCATCTACGGCAAAAGAACAACCCAAGACCATATCGCCCAACGCTACGCCAGGAACGGCAACAGTTTCGGTTTCACCCGCACCATCAACCAAAGAACCAGCATCAAGCGTTGCGACAACAAACCAAGTGTCGCTAAAAAGCCCACGGAAAGTTTCATTGTCCCTTGCGGAAACAACAGCGGTAGCAGCAGCCATTTTGATTTCTCCTAATTAGGTTAAAAAAGTCCCCCCACCACTAGGGCAGGGGGCGCAACTGCAATTAGGCGGGAACCAAAAGTGCAAACATAGATGCAGATTTGGCTGCACTTACGCTTGCGGCTGAACGCAGAATCTGAACGCCATACAAGGTATCAGAGGTAAACAGAGTAGCCAAATACTCTTGTTTGTACTGAACTTGTGAGCGAACAGCAACCTGCTCAACCAAAACCACTGCATCACGATGACCCATGATACAAACCCGTGCGGCAGCAGAACCTGATGCAGTGTCGCAATTGCTTGAGACAAACACAGGGATGCCGTACAGGTTACCGATCTCACCAGTGCGAATGGTAGAGTTAGTACCGCCCACAAAGGCTTGCTCAGTGTAACGAGCCAGACCCATCAGGGTGTTGCGACTTGATGGAGGAATCAAGAAGAAACGCTGGTCCATTGGGGTATCGGTGTCATCCAAACGCTGAATGGTGCGGCGAATGGCGGCATCGGTCAGTGCTGACTCATTGTTGCTTGCGGCAACATAAGCAGTCGTACCATCACCACCAATAAACGCACCAGTTGCGTAAGCATTAGTACCAGCACCACCATTGGTTGAGCGACCCAACTGAACCAAGTCGGTATCAACTTGTTTAGCCAGGGCATAACCAGCGTCACTGGTGTAGAAGTTACGCAACGAGTTGAGTGCTTGGGCCTCGACAATATCCTCAATCAAGCGGCTATATTCATAGTGCTTGTTGATCGACACGTTTACTTCAGACTCAGTAGCAGCAATCAAAGTGACTGCGGCTTCTGCGGCCTTGGCAGATGCTGAACCACGGGTAGGTGCGGGGATATGAATCGTATCGCCCTTCTTGCCCTTGAAGTTCATCTTCATAACGAGGTTAGCAAGAACCAAGTTTTTCTTGTAAGCAGCAACAATCTCATCACTCCAAATGTCAGGAATGAATTTGTCTGCTGTAGTTACTGTCACCGAATTGGTGGGGGAAAATGCTGTTGCCATGTTGTTTCTCCTAAGAAACGAAAGTTAAGTTACTTAACCCGTCCATCTGCGTATGCTTGCATGATTTCACCACTCAAAGCATCGTATCTGTCAGGTTCTGTCATCTTCAGCCGAATAAGGTCAGCCCGTCTGTATACCCTCTTTGAACTTTCACCAGTTCCACCAACATCCACTTGTGCGGCCTTCATATTTTGCTTTCTGGCGGTTTCACCCGCTTGTTCAGTCTGCTTATGTTTTACGCCACGCAATTCTTTGTAGGTAGACAGCAATTCATTGGCACTATCGTAATCGAACTCACCATCTGCTTTTGCATATAGACCAATGCGAACAGGCGATGATTTCACCCAATTCGCAAAATCTTGGTCATTGACAATCTGACTGTAGTCAGGATGATCTTGCGTTAGCTTTTGCTGAATCTGCATCCTTTTGAAATCCACACCCGCTTGACGGGCGGCGAGAACATCAGGATGGTTATCAATAGTCTTCTGAACTGCCTTCTGTGGATTCTCAAAGAAATCTACTTCAGGCTCCTCTTCTTTAATAGGTTGTTGCTTTGAACTGAGGTTCTGCTTAATAAGTTCATCAGCGAGTTTCCTAACCTCTCCCACTTCTTGCGCTTGCTTGCCAATTAGCTTTTCAGCTTCTTGGTGCATCCGAACAATGTCCTCCAGACTTTTGTCCCTGTACTTGTCAGGGAGTCCTTGGCTTGCTGGCGCAATGGTGTCAGATAGCTTGGATTCTTCAGCTTCTAACTCACTCTTCATCTCAGGTTCGTTATCAATCAACATATTTTCCCTTTTCCTGCCGTTTTCGGTTGTAGGAGAATCAACTCGACATTGCTGTTTATGAGTTGTGCTTTTGCTCCCACTTCAACTGATCTAGGTGTTTTTTCTCGAACCTTCCATGCTCTGATGGAAAAGAACCAGACCACCCTTCTAGTTTGAAGTTTGGAGCAGAAAGAATGCGGTTGGCTGTTTCACCACATTCACACCTAAAACTGATCGACTCATAATCAGTCAGTCTTTCGGTTTTATGCCCGTTTGCACAGGCAAAATCAAACATTCTTTTCATTGAGTTCCTCGTATGCTCTCTCGCTTGCCTCTTTCAAGGTTTTCAGCCAAGTTAGTATAGAAAGTTCACCTTTTTTGAATTGTAGGCTTTGTTCATCAGAAATCACAGATATATTATTCAAGGATGCAATCATGGTGTCAATATCCTCCACCAAGTCTTTCCACCCATCACTTCCCATCATTGAGAAGCGATCTTCATAATATTTCTGGAGTTCTGGGGTCATTAAGCACCTTTAAGCGCGGCTACATCGGATTGCAGTTGGGTTATCAGGGCTTGTTGTTCTTGAATTGCCGCCGTCAGAGTTGCAACCAAAAATGATGTGTCAATGCCTTGCGGTTTTATATTTCCATCAGCATCCACTGCGTCTTTTTCGCCAGTAACACACTCAGGAACAATGGCTTGCAATTCGTGGGCAATAAATCCCTGACTTTCTAAGCCGTTTACCTTCCACTTGTAGGTAACTGGCTTGAGTGCCGCAACTTTGGCAAGCGCACCCGTCATGGGGGAGATACTTTCTTTTAGGCGATAATCAGACGATGTTGCATAAGTAGTTGTAGAACCACTTGTTTGAATTGCCCCAACATTTCCATTACCATTTATAAAAAGCAGCATATTAAAAGTGCTAGTAGAAGTACCTGCGCTAATAATATTTGCATAACTAAGCATATTGGTAGATATTTGTACGCCCCTTACGGTTGAAGATACCTCACTTGTAGCCCCGAACAGAAAATTCGTACCATCAAACACCAACGCAGTGCCCGTGGTCAGCACCTTTGAGCCATTGAGATAGGCCACACCATTGGCTGTGCCGCCATTGTGAGTAATAGTCGATGATGTAGTTAGGGTGGTTACAGATGCAGTACTTGGAGTAGTTGCCCCCAAAGTACCATTCATTGCCGCACCTGTTAGCGTCTTATTGGTCAGCGTGTCAGTTGTTGCCTTACCAACCAAAGTGTCAGTAGCCGCAGGAAGCGTCAAAGTGGTAGTACCAGCCACCGCAGTTGCAGTGACTGTAGTTGTCCCTGATGTGGTTCCAGCAAGAACAAGTGTTCCAGAACCTAGTGTTGAGGTTGCCATAATTTTCCTTTAAGGTGTTCCATTGGAGACAATGTTTGCAGAAGAGGTAATCAATCCAGTTGAAGACATTGATGCAATTGTCGTTGCCCCATACTTGAATATCAACTTTCCACCACTTTCTTCAATTGTGAAGTTTGTAGTCAAGAGTTTAGGTGTTGATGCCGCAGTTCCAGTAGTGTTCTGGTTGAATGTTGGGAATGAAGTTAAAGATGCCGCTGATCCCGTGGGAGCCAACACATCAGTACCAATCGCCAATCCAAGGTTTGTTCTGGCCCCAGAGGTAGTAGTTGCACCTGTACCACCATTCAAAACCGCAACAGTACCCGTCACATTAGATGCTGTGCCTGTGGTGTTCTGGTTGAAAGTAGGGAAAGAAGTTAGGCTTGCAGCAGAGCCACTTGGAGACAGAACATCTGTTCCTATGACCAACCCTAGATTTGTTCTGGCATCACCAGCAGTAGATGCGCCCGTACCACCATCAGCAACTGCCAAATCTGTGATACCTGTAATTGAACCACCAGTAATAGAAACATTGCTTGCCGCTTGAGTAGCAATTGTCCCAAGACCACCAATATCAGCAGTGGTCAGAGTAATAGCGCCAGTGCGACCTGCAACTGAAATAATTAAGTTGGTCTGGTCAATCTTTTGCCAAGCAGTGCCGTTGTAGATTGCCCAATCCCCTGTCACCCAATCAGTGATGCCATTGAGGTTGGTTGAGCCAGAAACACTGACAACATAGTAATAGTTGCTTGTGCCTGAACTTGATGTAAGCGTAGGCGTGTTTGTGGATGCGTTCCAGGTTCCCTGATAGCTTAAACCACCGCTGATAGCACTGATTTGAGCCTGAAGGCTTGTCAGAGTATCAAGTACAGACTGAGAAGTACCGCCACCATTGGTAATAACTTTGATGCGTTCAGCAACATCAAAAGGAACAACCTCACCAACATTAATCTCACGACCATCATCAAGAGTGATGACAAGGCTACCATCAAAATCAATGCGAGCAGAGGCAACACCAGTGCCGTCAGAACCATCAACTCCATCACGCCCAGGAACACCATCTCGTCCTGCTGGCCCCGTTGATCCTGCTGGCCCTTGCTTGCCATCTCGTCCATCTTTTCCATTCTTGCCATCCTGTCCATCTTGTACAGAGGCAACTTTGCTCTGAATCTCGCCATTCAATTGAGCAAACTTTTGCTCCATGTCTGACTTGATCTTCTTCAAGCCTTGGATAACAAGTTCAGCACCCTTGCCAATAGACTCGCTCTTAGCCTTGGCAATCTTCTCAGCGGCAGACTGTTGCAAAGCAGTAATGATCTCCATCTGCTGTTCAGCAGAGATTCCATCAATTCCTAGCTTACGCTCAAGATCAGCAATGTCCATTTAAGTCAATTCCCTAGAAAGACGATTGAGAAACTCATCTTCAACGCTCGACATTTTGCCCTTCTTGTCTGCCATTTGCAACTCGACAATCTTGGACTTGTTCTTAATGTCAGCTTCTTTCAGCATCAATTCAGCAATCTTAACCCGCTTGTCGAACTCTTTTGAACCAGCATCATCTTGGTTTGGCAGGTTCTTGGTCATTGCCGCCATGTTCTTGGCTTGCACTTCTTGGGGCATCAACTGTGCCTCAATCGACAACTTCTGTGCTTCTGCCCGATTCTGTTCAGCTTGAGTCGTATTAACAGCAATCTGAGCCTGTGCAGCTTGCATAGCCAACTGCTGTTGCATTTGTTGCATTTGCTCTGCTTGCGGGTTAGGTTGGCTCATCTTGTCCAACTGTTCCATCAGTTCATAGCGGTTGGTCAATGAAGAATTAGCCAAAACACCCTTCAGAATCAGTGGCAACACAGGGGTGTTAGGGCCAAGGGTCTGGAGCAAGCCAATGAACATCTGTTGCTCATGCTCACGGGCAATGATGCCAAGGGTGGCAGTAGGAATGAAGGTCATGTCCACAGAAGGGTAACGCTCTGGGTCAAACTGCATATACCTGAAAGCCGCCTTCTGGATGAAGGGAATCAGGAAGTCTTCTTGGAAGTTCACTAGAGTACGCTTGTACTTCTTGATGATGGTGGCAACTGCCATAGACATACCGCCTTGGCCCATGTCTCTAGCACCAGCACTGACCATGCCTTGAGAATCCAAAGTTCCCGTGGATTGCAGGAGCATACGCTCAAAATCCTTGGCAGTTGCTAGGTTGTTGCCATCAGTCTGCCCAAACTTGAAGGGATACAGAATCTCTGAAGGTGCGCCATTGGTAAGAATGGCTTTCCCAGGCTTGACTTCAAACTTAGCCCCACGGGGCAGACGGGTTGCATCCATTGCAATCATGGGGCTGGTGGTCAGCGCCAATGAATCCAAGTGAGAACGAATCTGAGCATCAATAGCCTTTTGCATATTGAAGGCTTTTTCCACTGTGCCACGCCCAAGCAGACGATTGGGAACAGTGTCATCTTGGTAGGTCAGAACAGGGCGATCCTTCATCATGTAAGGATTTGCCTCTGCTTTGAGCAACTGCCCATCGTTGGCAATTACGACAATGGCCTCAACCATGTCTGAATATTCTTCAGCAGCGGAACTCTCAGGGAACAAGTCAACAATGTTCTTGTTTTCTTCAAGGTTCTCAAGATACTCACGGGGAACCAGACCATAGTAAGTCAGCAACAATACCTTTTCATCCTGGTACTGGCTTACCTCTTGGGTGGGTTCTAGGTCAGTGTCTTCATAGGTGGGCGTAATGTCTACTTTGCGATAGATGCCACGCTCAATGCCTTCAACAATCTTATGAATAGAAATGTATTTCTCAATTGCCACCCCCATACAGTCATCAACTGAGGTTCCATTGGGGTCGAAAAGGAAGTTTTTTGGATTAACAGGGGAAATCTTGACTGAAATCCTGTCTTTTTCCACTACGCCAATGGCGGCTTGTCCCATTTGCCCAGGAATTGCCTGAGTAGAGGGTACAAACTGCTTTTCAGTCTTAACGACAATCTCGCCAATGCCTGTTCCATAAATCTCTGCCATCAACTCAATGGCATCAATGGATTTACGAATCTTGTCCCGCTTGAAATCCTCCATCAACTGGGCTTTTAGGACTCCAACATCAATGGGGTTGTTGTTCACATCCCGAATATCATCTTGAATGTCAAAGAACTCGCCTTGACCAAAGATGGCTTCCATGATCTCAGCATGGCGAGTCTCTACAGCTTGTTGGGTGGCAGGGGTTACGATGCGTGAACGCTCAGACTCACGGGTCTTGTCTTCAGATGCCCACTGTCCACGAAAGATTCGCTCGTATTCAAGCCAATCTGGGAGGAAGTTGGTATCTCTGTAGTCACGCCAGCGGTTGCAATGGTCAGTAACAAAATCAGTCAGTTCTTTATCAGCCTCAGTAGGCTCATAAAACTCATTTTGCTCTAGCTTTTCTTGCTTATCTGTTGCCATTAAACCCCCGATATGATGTCTACAGGCTCCCACTCTTCATCTTCTTCGGCCTCAAAGTAAGATGTTACAGCCAATTGATCGATATAACTCAAAGCATCGGGCAAGTCATCATGTACGCCATTGGCAGGAAACATCAAGAGTTGATCGGTGAATTCATCCCAATCTTCTTCAGAGTTCAGCACAATTCGCCCATGCTCAAACCGCCCTTGGAGACTCCAGATGATTCTGTCTGTCTTTTTCCTGTTGCCATGCGTTAGGTCAACTATGTGCGAATATACATTATTTTTCCGCATCAGGTCACTGAGGTAGGGCAAAACAGCGTTTTTAAGTGCCCCACGCTCGATTCCAACCGAAATTGGCCTGTAATCCCGCATCTTCATCAGGATTTTGGCAGCAGTTTCCCGAATGTCCCACCGCCCATGGTCAATCTCTTTGACAAACCACTTGCCATCATCAGTGACTTTGACCACTGCAATGGCACTCTCATCTAGTCTTTTTTTCGCGTTAGCAGCTTGTTTAGCCACTTCTTCAAATCCTGCCAAGTCGATTGCAATGAAGTAACTACCATACTCAGGTTCCACACCATATTTGATCCAATCTTCTTTAAAAACATCGCTTCCTGCGTTGTCAAAGGACGCTAGATATTCCTGCTTGAAAGCAAAGGATGACAGCGTTTTCTTGGCAGACTCAATCTCAGTTGGGTCTATCAATGGGTTGTCTTGGGTTGTGAAGTGCCAAGACTTCCAATCAGGATCAGTCTCCTCTTGGCCCATCTTGAACAGATCATAGAACCAGTTTCGCCCCTTGGGAGTGCCGATGAATATGGCTCTGCCCTTTTTGTCTGACAAAGAAGCCCTGATAACCTGCTCCCAGGCTTCAGGCTTAATGTCCGCAACCTCGTCTAGCACCGCATAGGTCAGGGACACACCCCGCAGGGTATCTGGTCTATCAGCACCACGAACATAAATCTTTGCACCATTTATCATGGTGATATCCATATTGTTGATGTGACTGTTTTGGATAACATCCCGTCCAATCTCTAACAGCACATCCCAAATGATCTGTCTTGCCTGACCATTGGTGGGCGCAACATAGAGAACTGCACTTCCTGCTGGGCAACGCAATGCTTCAATAATTAGCGTAGTAGCCGCTAACCTAGACTTACCACAACGCCGACCAGCAGCCACAACCTTAAACCTTGTTTTGTCAGCAAAGACTGTTTGTTGCCAAGGCAGGAGTGAGAAGTTGAGGTCAGACATTTTTTGTTTCTACATCAGTCACATCTTGCAAGGGTTCAATCTCTACGCCACCAATGCCTGTGATGTTGATGGTAACGGCATTCCTTTGCTTGCCTTCTTTCTCAAACAATGACACAGGCAACATCCGATCCATACAGAGTTTGAGCATAGCCGCCTGTGCTGGGTGTTCATCATTCATGGCAATCTCAATTGCTTTGTGAACGACATTGGAACCTGCACTGTTTATCAGGAGGTCTTTGAGTTCTTTGATGCGCTGAACTTCAGTCTTTGGCAGGAGAGCCGCAGGTCTTTCAGCATAGGTAGACATAGTGAACTTCTTGTTCACAGCACCTTTGGGGCGACCCTTTTTCTTTAGGTTGTTTGGCAGTGCATCAATCACATTCATACTTTACCCAGTTATGGAAGTTTGGTGAACTATACATTGTTTGACAAGTGGGGTAAACCCTAGTACATTCTTCACGGGGCCATCACCCAGCCCTCTATGCGGTGGAACCGACCAATTAGGATAATCGTAGCGAGTCAGGCGACTCTTAAGTAGCCCCCCATCATTCGGGATGAATCATGGCAAGGTGAACAGGAAATGTAGTCTGAGCCACTTGTCTGACAAACAAGATACTGGTTAGCTTAGATAAACAAGAGGTTCACTTCTGAAAAGAAGACTAACCCTCACGGGTGCCTGAACTCGTCTATACCCTACCACCACCCGTCTGTAGCACCTTCTTCCTTCCCAACAAAAGGCTAATTTGGCTTTTCTTGTGGATAGGAGGCACCACAAAATCTCTCACACCACGACCACCCCCTCCCCCCTACGAAGTAAGCACACACTAACTAAAGGCTAAGTAAGTACTGGCTAACTTAGATGTTAGTGAGTACACGCTAACTTATAAGT